ATGCTCAAGGAACAGTTTGGCCCGGAGGCTATCGCGCAGATGTTCCAGGAAGCATTGCCGCCGGTGCCACCGGAAGTGATTGACGCGGATGACAGCGACACGAGTCATTGAGTGGGGTCGCGGCTTACGCCGCGATTTCCTCATGCGAAACTTCTTCACGTTTGCCAAGCACTCGGGCATTTGTCCTGACATCAACGAGGCTGAGTACGGCGACATCTGTGAGTTCTTAGAGTCGTGTATTCCGAACACGCCCAAGGTCGTGGCGTGGCGGTTAGAGACGGGTCGCATCCACCAGCCACCTGGTCGGTACTGCCAGCAGTATAACGACTTCCAGATGCCGCGACGTACGTTCAAGACCAGCCTTGCAAAGGCGTTGTGTGCGTACGCGCAGGAGCTCGACCCGGACATTCGCATTGTGTTGGGCCGTGCAACAGCGGACATGGCCGAGTCCACGCTTGAGGGTTTGAAAGATGACTTGACGCGTAACGAGACGTTGCGTCAGGTGTTCGGCAACATCAAGGGTCGGTACAGCACGTGGACCACGCAAAAGATCACGCGCTCAGATCGGAGCCCTGGTATCAAGGAGCCGACGGTCGACACGGTTGGGTTAGGCCAGTCGCAGACTGGTCAGCATCCTGACTTCGTGATCTTGGACGACTTGGTGCATGAGGGCAACTTCGAGTCGGTGACGCAGATGTATGCCGCTCGCAAGTTGGTCGACTCGTACGACCCGATTCTGGAGTCGTGGGGAAGTCTGTTGTTGATGGGCACCCGTTGGGGTGACAACGACATTCACGGTTATGTTGCCGAGCGCGACAACATCCTGGAGGACCAGGGCAAGTCTCCGAAGTTCCGGCATTTCATCTTGGGTGCCTACAAAGACATCGGCACCGGGGAGTTGCGGTTCCCGACGGTATTGCCGAAGGCGTTCCTTGATCGCCAGCAAGACATCATCGACCCGAAAATGTTCTCCGCCTGGTACATGAACAAGGCTCGTGCCGAGGGTGAGGACATCTTCACGATGGCCTACATCCAGTACTTCGATGGCGAGATGGTGACGGGTCCGTTTGCCCAACTTTCGCTATCGGAAGGTGAACCCTTGCGAGCGCGGTTTGGGAAGATGTTCCCGATCTCGACGGTGCTCACGTGCGACCCTGCGCCCACGGTGGGTCCGCGTTCGGACTTCACGGGTGTGGTGGTAGCCGGGTTTGACGAGCACGCCAACTACTGGGTGTTGCACGCCGATGAGTTCAAGAAGTTACCGTTTGACCGCTTGCAATACATTCTCTACCTTTGCAGACAATACGACCCAGCCACGATTGCTTTAGAGAACGGCGACTTGGACGCGGTGTTGTTGCAGATGCGGTTAGACGAGATGGGTTTGCGGGGCAAGGTGGTCAAGTTCGACCCGAAGATGGACCGCAAGAAGATCACGGCCACGGGGTTATCCCCGCGTGGGCGCACGAGTAAAGCGTCTCAGATCGAGGCAATGGAGCCGACGCTGCGGGCGCGGCGGGTATTCTTTGCGCGTGGCACGACGGCCCCGCTGATTCGGCGGTTGCAGTCGTATCCGTACGTCGACCACGACGACGTGTTGGATGCCTTCAGCATGTTGAAGGCGTACGAGTCTCCGTCGAGTCGTCGGGCGATGGACGACCCTGAGAAGATATTTGAAATGCAAGAGAAACGAGAGTATGCTTTAGAGGGGTTACGGTTCGACGGCACCGACCTCGAAGAGCCATCTTTGATGGCCAGGACTCCGTTCAAGAAGAAACCCGGAGCCTGGGCTGGAAGGTAGACTCTCCCGCCGTCCGATGATAAGGTGGCACCATGAAGACCGGAAAACCCTCGGGAATGAAAGCTGGCCGCATGGTCCGCGCTCATTACGAAATGAAAACCGAGCATCACAAGATTGAATCGCTTGGCAAAGAGATGATGCAGGGCGGTTCGTACAGCCATTCCAACGAGCACGACATCGCTCACCTCATGGGTCAGGGCGGGTCGCAGGCGCATACCGATCATATCCGTTCGCTCAAAGACATGATGGGGCAGTGAGATGGTATCCAAGCACAGCATGAAGGCCAAGTCCCACAAGGGTGGTGGGATTCCGCGTTTGCACATCAGCGGGATGGATACGCTCGGTAGCCTCCCGGTTGGTGGCATGTTCAAGCAGCACCACCACGGTGAGCAGCCCGGTCACAAGACCGCGAAGCATAACGACAAGTCTGCGCCGGTGCATCACCACAAAGGTGAGAAGACGATGGCGCACAAGCACAAAGGCATGGACGGAAAAGCCATGTATCACAAGGGCAAGAAAGGCTAACGCGGGAACGCTTATGGTACCGCCCGCCAGCGGTGGCGCTCCCGGTCCTTCCCCGGTGAGCGCCTTCTGCTTTGAAGCCTAAGGAAGAAGACATCCCCTTACATGGGGGTGTCGAGACACATCAGCCCAAGCACGCCACTGTTCGGTTTGCTTCTGCGTCGAAAGATAAGAAGCTCACTGATAGCAAGTGGAATTTGCTTTCCAACGACCTCTACCAGACGGTCTTGGCTTCGCTGTCTGCGCGTGGCGCATTGAATGCGAACCTCAAGGAGTGGTCTGACGCCTACGACATGGTGACGTCCGAGAAGGACTGGCCGTTTGTCAACTCATCGAATTTGGCGTTGCCCTATACCGCAGGTCAGTTAGAGTCGTTACATGCCTATCTCGCGGGGCAGGTCTTCACCCCGCGTCCATTCATCGTGACAGGGCGGAACACGGACGCCGTGCGTACCGCGCCAATGGTAGAGAACTTCTACAATGGCGAGTGGCAACGACTGCGTTCGGATGGGTCTTCGTATTTCCAAAAGGCGATTCAACTCAACCAGTTGGCGTTACGTGATGGCGTAGGCATTCTGGAAGTGTTGTGGACTCGTCGTCGTCATCGTCGGGAAGTCGAGATGTCGGTCCCGATGACGGACGAAAACGGGCAGGTGGTGTTTGGTCCAGACGGTCAGCCGCAATGGGATGTGCGTCGTGATACGGTCGACATCTTCGTCAAGGATTACCCCGAGTGGCGGTGCGTACCGCTCAAAGAATTCATCCTCATCCCGGACGAGGCTCCTTCAATCGAAGAGGCTGCGGGTGTCGCGTGCGTGGAGTGGCTCTACGAAGATGACCTTGATCGGATGGTTCGGGCTGGTCTACTGGACTCCGACGAAGTGGAGAAAGCCCTTCGTTACGACGAGAACGGAACCAGTGACGTAGCCTCCGACCCAGAGGGCACGTACGATAAGTCTGCGTCATACCAGATTGGGTTAGGCCAGGGGCAGGGCAGTATGTCCAGCCCGTTCTTCAAGAACCGTGGCCCGCTCAAGGTCTGGCGTATCCACAGCCGTCAGTTTGACATGAACGAAGACGGCATGACGGAAGAGAACATTTTCTGGTTGCACGAGTTGAGCCAGAAGATGTTGGGTTGGGTGCCGTACGATTACGCCGACGGTCGCCGTCCGTTCTTCTCGTACTGCCCGTTCCCGCGTGCGGACAACTTTTACGGGTACAGCCTGGTCGAGCGGTTAGCGGGCATCGAGACAGAGTTGCGTGCCACGCACAACGCCCGCAACGACCGTATCCAGTTTGGGTTGTTCCCGCCGATGGCCGTGCCCACGGGGTCAGAGATATTGACTCGTAAGGGCCGATGGTATCCTGGCGAAATGATCGAGACGGACTTCGTGGGTGCAGACCCAGCCGTCAAGATCATGCAGATCGCCGACGTTCCGATCTCGTCGTGGCAAGAAGAGAGTGCGCTTAAGCAATACGGCACGGAGTACACCGGGCTGAACATGCCGATGATTGGAGCGCAGTCATCTGGGAAGCGTAGCGCGACGGAGATGCGTCAGCAGAACTCTGCCGCAGGTACGCGCTTGGGCTTGCTAGCCACCCGTCTCCGGGTCGCGCTTGGCCAGATTATCAACTTCACTCATGCGCTGAACAAGCAATACTTGCAGACTGACCCCGAGACGATGGTGGGTCAGCAGACGATGAAAATCGACCTTCAGACGCTCGCGAAGGACTACCTCATCGGGGTGGCTGGCGCGAGTGACCCGATTGATTCGATCACTCGTCGGCAAGAGTCGTTGGCGTTCTTCCAGATTGCGATGAGCATCCCGTGGATTGCTCAGTCTCCGCTCAAGCAATATTACTGGGTGAAGATGCTGGGTGATTCTTTCAACCGGCAGGACCTTCAGCTTCTCATCGGCACTGAGCAGGAAGCACAGCAACGGGAAGAGCAACAGCAACAACAGGCGCAAACACAGGCGCAACAAGGTGGTCCTCCTGGCGGTGGGCAACCTGGCCAGCAACAGCCTCAGCGTCCCCCGCAACCGCAGGGGCAACCGGGTAGGCCCGCTGGTCAAGCGCCACAAGTAGCGCGTCCACAACAGCAACCTCGTCCGCAAATGCGTATGCCTATGGGACGACGATAGGAAGGGAACATGGATCAAGACCTCCAGCCGCCGGAGTATGCACCCCCGCAGGCTGACCCCACCGTAGCCGAAGCGCCGCCAGAGCGCAACGTCGACGTCGAGCTCGCGGTGGCGAACGCCAGGGCTGAGGCTTTCCGGGAGATGGCGGCGCAACAGCGCCAGGCCGACCCTGTACAGTATCAGCCCCAGCAGCAACTACCTCCGTTGCCGACCAACCCGCTCGATTTACTGACCGCACACGAGCGTGAGCAGATGAAGACGATGGCGATCACCGACCCGGATGCGTACGCATCCAAGGTGGGTGAGTTGTCGGTGAAGTTGGCCGAGGCGCGGGTCAGCCGTGCGGCGGCGCCGATTGTGGCAGGTCAAGCGCAGACCATCGTGGCGTTGTTCAAGAGTCGGATGGCGGCAATCGACCAGGCGTACTTTGCCGAGGTAGAGCCGTTGTTCGACCAGCAAATCCGTTCGGTTGGAAGCAACATCTCCAACCTGGTCAACATGCCCCACGAGATGCAGACGTACGAATTGGAGTTGCGTTGGAAGTCGGCCAAGGCTGACGTGATGGACCGACGCATTCGGAACGCTCCGAAGCCCGAGCCTCGCCTGATGGCAAGCGGTGGTCCGGGGAACAGCCCGCGTCCGCAGTCGGTGGTCGAGGTCGACCCGGCCATTGCGGCGATGGCCAAGCGGTACAATTTTAGTCCTGAACAAATTGCAGCGATTGAGGGTGAAGTCTAGTGGCGGCTAAACAAACAACTCCAGAGGTTCCAGCGGAGCAAGCCATCGGCGTCGAAGCCGAGGCGATGTTCGACCCGGTACGCGAGTCCGCGCAGAAGGCGGCAATGACGGACTGGCAGGTCCGTCAGAATCCGGCGGAGTGGACGCGCCTTGCCAACGGGGCGGCGGTTCGTATCCAGCCGGGCGTCATGCCGTCGTACATCGAGGGAAGTCCCGAGGCGGACATGATGTCCAAGCCCGTGCAGATGATCTCGCCGGAGTACCGTAAGCCCGATTACGTTGGGCGTGACGGTCGCTTGGTTGGCCACCGTTACCAGTGGCGTGTGTTCAAGACCATTGATGCCAAGGACATGCGTCCGCAGTTGACGAGTAACTTGCACCGCAGTGGGCGCATCCGGTACGTCGAGACGTACGAGATCGACAAGCAGTGCCCGTTTGCGGTGTACACCGAGCACACCACGGGTGAGAACAAGTACGTCTCTCACATGAGCATGATCTTATGTGAGGTGATGGACCCTCGTTTGGCGTACGACACGTTCAAGCGTCACGAGGATATTGCGTTGCAACGGGCCATGTCGGCCAGCCGTGACATCCCGAATAGCCCCAGTTTGGGTGACGGATTGACGACGGCGAGCCCTGGCAAGTTCGGAATCAACTTGTCGGTAGGGGAAACCCGCACCGGGGGTTAGCCCTTGCGCTAGGTCTGTGGGTGATGATAGGGTCCAAGTTATGAGTGGTCTTCACTCTAACTAAGGAGAGACGCGCTTGGCAACGCTGCCTATCATCGCCCCGCGAATCTACGGCTATCCTGGCCTCGACTCGCCAGTTATTGGCTCGTATTTTCAACAGCAGGCCGCGGCTTTTCGCGAGGCAGACTTCCTCGCGCTGACCACGACCGGTTCCATCACCACCCCATCGGGTGGCCTCAGCACGCTCGCGACCTACGCAGGTCCGGCGCTGGGACAAAATGTTAGCATCTCCAGCACTGCTGCGACGACTGCCAACAACGTCACGATCACTGGTGTATCGACTACTGGTGCGCCAGCCGCAACTTATTACGTCCAGCTCACTTACACGGCGTCTGGGCTTGAATCGCTAACTGGTACCGAGTTCCTCGTCAACTGCGCCGCTGGTTACACGTTCTCTGTGAACGTGTCTGCAACTGGTGCGCCTTCAGGAACCACCAACTTTGCCGCTTATGTCGCTACCTACAGCGGTGGTGAAGCTCTGCAACAAGCGAGCAAAACCACGACGGCTACTGGTTCAGCGTTCAGCATTAGCTACCCGCTTACCAACAGCATTGGTGCAAACCGTGCGGCGACTAACGCTTCGGCCAACATCATTGGTCTTGCGATGGCTGACTCTGCGGCGCAGTACGTCACTGGTGAAGGCGGTTCGTTTACCGCTGGTGGCCCGGGCAACTTGCTTGGAACCTGGGGCAACCCGGCTCCGCTTGGCCCGCAGGACCCGCAACAGGCGTTGGTGGCCAAGGTTGGCAACGGTCAGCCGATTGAAATCAGCCTTCTGCAACCGTGGAACAACTCGCTCATCGGTACGTCCGCAGGGCTCTTGCTCACGAGCGCAGGGTACTTCGTACTCGACAACACCCAAAGCAACAAGATCATCACGATCACTGACAAGATATACGGCGTGCCGTCTGATGTCGGCGTCGCAGGTGACACCTACGCGCGCGTGAAGGCTGTCTTCACGTCGGGCACAATCTAGGAGATACATAGATGCCTCAAGGTATTACTAGCACTCGTACCTCCTATAACGCCCAAACGAAGGCGATGGAGTTGGCGTTTATCAACGCCAGCACCACCATCCCCAAACAGTACCCCAAGATTTTCAACGAGTGGACGACGGACCCGAAGCGTTCGATTGCCACGGTTGAACCCATTGCGGAACTCGGTTTGCTCCGGGGTCGCACTGAGGGTGGCGCGTTTGCGGTGGACAACCCGGTTGAACTCATCCCGGTGTCGTTCACCTATTCGACCTACGGCCTCACGTCTTACGTGACGGAAGAAGCCCAGCTCGAAGACCCGCTCAACCTCATGGCGATGCTTCCGCAGATGCTTGCGAACAGCGAACGCTACACGCAAGACATCACCATCTGGAACACGTTCAACTTCTCGTTCTCCAGCCTCGTGCCAGGCAGCGACGGTCTTCCGCTCTGCTCGTCAGCGCATCCGCTGGGTCCGATTGTTACGTCGACTGGTGTGAGCTCGCTCACGGGCCTCACGTTCAGCAACTATCTCTCGACCGCTCCGCTCACGCCGGAATCGTTCCGTCAAGCGGAAATCCTGTTCGAGACCTTGCTGACCGACCGTGGTCTGCCGGATCGTCGCACGCCGAAGTACCTCGTCTGCGGCCCGCAGTTGGCCAAGACGGCGCAGGAAGTCCTCGGTGCGCGTCTCGCTCCGTACACCAACCAAAACCAGCCGAACACGGCGGCGGACCAAGCCGAGATCATGGTCGTCCGTTACATCACCAGCCCGACGGCGTGGTGGCTCTGTGCGGGACCTGGTGACTGGGCGCACGGTGGCGACAGCAACAGCCTTGTTGTTGGTTACAAGTGGCAGTCGCGCGTCAAGGCGTGGTATGACAATCCGACGGGCAACTACGGTATCCGTACGTCGTACCGGAATACCTATGGCTTCGTGAACTGGCGCGGTATCGTTGGTTCGAGCGGCTCGTAAGGGGGTCCGCATAAATGCCTTACGCAAAGCAAGAATGGAGTCGAACGCCAAACTCTTGGACGTTCGACGCCCTTGGTAGTGAAACGCTTGGGCCGGTAAGCATATCGGCCAGCGCGACAACCAACGCTACGGCGCAAACGGTCGCGATGATTCCAAACACCATCAAGATCGCCAAGGTTGGGGTAATATTCACGTCGATTGCCGCGCTTTCGGGCGCGTCTTTCAACGTGGTGTACAACACCAACCAGACTCCTGGTGCGACCCTGAGCACGGGTTCAGGGACCTCTGCTCAGTACCTTACCAACGGTTGCGCTCCGAACGACAACTCGTTCACGGGTGCCAACCCGCCTGGTACGTCGTCCAACGCCAACTCGGCGAACACCGCGCTGTCGGTGCAGCCTGGTGGGCTTGGTATCCCGACAAACTACGCGGTTGACAACCAGCCGTTGTTCGCGTCGGACATCACGTTCAACACGACCAACTTCCCCGGTGCTACCACAGCGGGCGGCGGTATGGCGTACTTTGTGCCAACCAACTTCGATGCGGTGTATCCGTGTGGTCCGGTGTTCGGTGCAAGCGGTTACACCAACGTCTCGGGGTACTTCACGCTTCGCGTGACAAACGCCAGCGGTGCAATCGGTAACTTGGCCGTAACGCTCTTCTACGCGCCGATCACCGGCAAAGAGAAGTGGGGCTCGGCCACCAACACCAACTCGATCTGTACGCCTGGGTCGACGGCTTCCGTCGGAGACTTCTAGTCAATGGCTAGCGGCGCACAGCTCAACGAATGGGGCCGTGGGATTGTGATGCTGTCGGTTGCACCAAGTGCATCCGCAGTGAGCACCCCGCTTGCGTCGTACGGAACCATCCCTGCGCTACCGTCTCCGCCGAATCCGGCGGGGTACGGTGGGCAGACGTTGTACAACGGTTTGCCATACCCGGTTGCTGGCTTCGGCAACGACTCGGGTTGGTATGCCAGCCCCAAAGGGTTGTCCAAGGTCACGTTCCAGTTGATTGGTCCTGGGGCCACGGCGGCTGGGTATAGCGTATCGGTTTACGGTACGATTGACCCGGCGGCATACTGGACGTATGTGTACGGCAAGCAGAATCCCACGGCGAACCTCGCGGTTGGTGGTGTGGCGTATGCGGGCGGTATGGATGGGTTCTCTAGTTCCGGCAACGGATACTACCCTGGCGTTCCGGCCACGAGCTCGGTGCTCTTACCGGGTCCGGCGGAGCAGTCAGGGACAGGGACGGTTGGCAACCCGATGGTTTCGGGGACGTCGACGATGCTTCAAGTCTCAGGCGCGTTCCTTGCGTATCGCGTCGTTGTGACGACGGTAAGTAGCCCGAGCAATCCGATTCAGGTTATTGGCTGGGCCATCCCGTAACTTATCACCCGGTTTTGTAAAGGTGTATCAACGTGTCAGACATCCTAGATTATCGGGTGGGCCAACTTGAGGAATGGAAGACGACCGTGGAAAAAAAATTGGCCGCCCTTCCTGACCGCAATGACGTCAAGAAAATCGTTTCTGATGTCATTGAGCACCGCAGTCGCTGGAACCTGAATGTGTTTATTCAGATCGCCACGTTGGTTGCGGTGATCTTGTCGGCGATTTACCCGTTGGTTCATAAGTAATGCAAGTCCAGGACATTCTCAACAACGCTCGGGACTTGTCGAATACGCCGAACACCAATAACTCCCGATGGTCAAACGACATGTTGACTCGTCGGGCAGATCGAGCGATCAAGTCATTGGTCGCTCGAATCTATTTTCCCGAGTCTCGCTTGACGCTGACGGCTCCAGGGAACGAGCAAGAGTTTGACTTGCCCGAGATGCACGCCATCTATCGGGTATATCTCAACGGGCAAATCTGTGTGGAGGTGCCTGGCAATGTCGACACGCTTGAAGGCGACCAAATCCACTTCAACGATCAGACTGGCCAGGGAGCAGTCCCGGCAGGCGGTGGCGGCGCGGCAGGCGGCACGTTCTCGCAGCCGCAGTGGGCCATCCAAACGCCGTTGGCCTATCCTTACCTCAACAGTTGGGGAGCGCCATCTCCGGTTGCCCAGCCGTGGTTTGCTGGCCAGCGGCCTCGGTATTACCGTCGAGGCGGCTACATCGGATTCGTGCCAGCGCCAACGGCAGGGGTCATCATCACGATTGACTGCGTGCGTGTCCCAACGACGTTGACGATTCCGACGGTGCTCACGCAAACGGTGGTGGTGCCAGACAACTTCATGGATGCCATCACGTACCGGATGCTTGACGAGATGTTGCACGCTGACCGTGACCAGGCGACGGCGGCCATTGGCACGATGTACGGTCAGAAGTACGAACAGGAAGTGCGGCGTTTGCGGACCTGGAAGCGTCAGTACGCGATTGAAGACGACCAGTTCCAGATGCTCAACTATCGCGGGTCGTACAAGATTGGTGGGTTCACGTCCGGCGATTACTGGTGATCTATGACGTGGAGTATTACCGACCAGTCATTCACCACGAGCACCAGTTACTGGGGCGAATCTGACAAACCGTTTACGCCGACTGCGCCCACGCCGTCGGCGTCTGGTTTCAAATACGGCAGTGTTGCCAGTGTGCCAGCGGATGGTTCCGCGTCGGTCACGGTGTTGTATCCCAACCCGTATGCCAGTGTGACCAGTGCCATCATGGTGAGCTATGGTGGTGGGTCTTCTTGGAGTGGGTATTCGTTGGCGATTCAGGTGTCGAACCCGATAGCCACAGGTTTCACGGTAACCGTGTCTGGTGGTCCCACGGGGTCCACGACCACGGTATACTGGATGGCGGAGGGTTCGTAAGTGTCATTACCAACGTATTACGGCAACGTATCCGGCGGCACGATTTCCGGGACTACCGGAACATTCAGCAGTGTTGTTGCTGCCGCGTCATTGACGTTGGGTACCCCGTTAGATGTGATCTACGGTGGCACGGGCACCACGAGCCCTGCGTTGACTGCAGGCACGGGTATATCGTTGAGCGGGTCGTGGCCGAATTACACGATCTCTGCAACGAATAGCGGCACAGTCACATCGGTCACGGCTTCAAGTCCGTTGGCATCAAGTGGTGGCACAACCCCCAACATTTCGTTTACGGGTATCCTTGGCGTTTCCAATGGTGGTACGGGGACGTCTAGCCCTTCGTTGGTAAGCGGCACAAACACGAGCGTTAGCGGAACGTGGCCCGCGCAAGCGGTGAACGTGACGTCGTTTCCAGCATCGAGCCTTACTGGTAGCGTTAGTCTCACAACCCAGGTGTCGGGCATTTTGCCCGTCGCGAATGGCGGTAGCGGGACATCTACGCCCAGTCTTGTAGCCGGGTCAAACGTCAGCATTACAGGTTCGTGGCCGAATCAAACGATCAACGCGACGGCCTTCCCGACGACGTACACGCGCACGACGTTCACTGCGACAAGCGGGCAAACTAGTTTTACCGTTACGTACACCGTCGGTTCGGTTCAGGTATATCTCAACGGTGTGTTCTTGGCGACAACCGATTACACGGCAACGAGCGGGACAGCAATCGTGTTGGCAACGGGAGCCAACACGGGCGACATCGTGGACGTTGTTTCGCTTGGCACGTTGTCGGGCAGTATCAACCTTGCAACTCAAGTAATAGGGACGCTTGCCATTGCGAATGGCGGCACAGGCCAGACATCTGGCACGGCTGCATTCAATGCCCTATCTCCGATCACCAGCACTGGTGATTTGATTATTGGGAATGGTACCAATAGCGCAACACGTTTGGCGATTGGCGCGAACACTTACGTTCTGACAAGTAACGGAACGACGGCAACATGGGCGGCTCCGTCGGGAGGCGGAACGACAACCAACTCGCTGACGATCAACAGCAGTGGCACAGGCGGTGCCAGTCCTCAATCGTTCAACGGTAGTTCTGCCGTCACGATTTCATACAATACTGTGGGTGCGTCCCCGCTTGCAGGTAGCACGTCTCTAACCACTGTCGGCACAATCACGACAGGGACCTGGAATGCGGGCTCGGTAACGACAAGCGGTTCATTTGTTGCAGGTTCCAGCACCTACGGTCCGACAAGCGCAACGGTCAATGGCAATATTACCGCCAGTGAAGTTGTTACCTTCCAAGTGTCGAGCAGTTCCGGGAACCTGATTATCAATTCGGGCAATAGTTCTGCATCCGTTGTTGCGCTCAATTACAACAATGGTGCGACGGGCGGTTTTGCGGTTGGAGACGGAAGCACCGGGTATTACGGCACAATTACGTCAACAGGATTGCATGCCGGGTCAAGCAATTACGGTTTAACAAGCGCAAGCGTAGCCGGGTCTATTACTCCGGGATATAGCAGCGCGGTAGGTACGTCGTCGATCTACAGCGGCACGGGAACCCCGGCTTTTTCGGCTCCGTCAGGGTCGTTGTATCTTTCGTACAGCGGTACTGGTGGCGGATTAGTTTACTACAACTCTTCTACTGCTGGCACGAGCGGAACGTCATGGGCCGCTTTCGGTGCTTCGGTGCAAGAACAATACGCAGTATTTACTGCAAGCACGACGTGGACGTGCCCAGCAGGAGTAACAAAAGTGTATGCGTTTGTTGTAGGCGCTGGTGGTGGCGGCGATGGTAATGATAACACGGGCGGTGGCGTCGGTGGGCAAGCGTATGGGTATTACACCGTTAGCCCTGGAACGGGATACACGATAACCGTTGGAACCGGTGGAACAGGTAGCACGTCAGGAAGTGGCACAAGCGGTAACACCAGTTCTTTTGCTTCGTTCTGTTCTGCTACTGGCGGTGGTGCTGGCACGAGTGGTGGCTCTGGATCAAATGGTTCCGGGTCAAGTGGAAATCTACGAAACAATACTGCAGCAACATCTTTGCAAGACACCTTTGCTCAATTTACTGGCAATAATTTTTATGGTTTTTATAGCCTCATCACAACTTCCGCAACTGTTTGGTCAAACACGCTTTCTGATAGCACGTCTGGTGCTGCCGAACTCGTGTCTCCTGGCGCTGGTGGCTACATCTACGGCACCGGCGGCGTTGGTGGCGTGGTCGCGCTTTGGTGGGTAGGATAAAACATGGCATACGCATTGGTTGACCCAAGTACTCAAGTCATTGAAACCCCCGCCCAAAAAGGGCCGCCGTATGTTCCTCCGGTGTATTACCCCAACTCGGCACGGGTTGCACAGGTAGAGCCGGATCAGAACAGCACGTTCCCGGTGGCGTCTCCGCTTGAGTGGATTGAGTGTCCGGACACGGTTGTTGCGGATCAGTGGTACTACAACACCTCAACGTCGGCGTTCGTGCAGATTGGTGGAACGTCATGAGTATCCCACGCAACTTTAGTATTCTTGCCGAGAACGCCAACAGTAGTGGCGTGTTGCAGATCGCAGGCGGTGGTACTGGAACCACAACGCCTAGCCTTGTCGCGGGCACCAACGTCACGATAACGGGCACATGGCCCAATCAGACAATCAATTCCACAGGCAGCGGAGGCAGCGGTGTCAGCAGCGTAACCGCATCGAGCCCGCTTGCATCGAGCGGCGGCACGACACCAAATATCTCGTTCACGGGCACGCTTGCGGTTGCGAATGGCGGCACCGGAGCGGCAACGCTGACCGGGTACGTTTATGGTAACGGCACGTCGGCAATGACGGCATCGACCACAATTCCGACGACGGCCCTTAGCGGCACAATTACGAATGCGCAGCTGGCAAATAGCTCGCTGACAGTCAACGGCACCGCGATCAGCCTTGGCGGCAGTGGAACGGTTACTGCAGCGGCAGGCACCCTGACCGGGACCACGCTCAATAGTACTGTTACCGGATCAAGTCTCACTTCGGTCGGAACGATCACGTCCGGCACCTGGAACGGCGGAATTATTCCCGTTGCATACGGCGGCACAGGCACCTCGTCGCCAGGCCTTATCCAAGGTGCGAACATTACTATTAGCGGCTCTTGGCCTAATCAAACGATTGCGGCGACGGGTAGCACGGGCGTTTCGAGCGTTACGGCATCAAGCCCGCTCGCCTCAAGCGGCGGATCAACGCCAAACATTTCGTTTTCGGGAATTCTCGGCATTTCTAACGGCGGTACGGGGACCGCCAGCCCTGCTTTGGTAAACGGGACGAATACCAGCGTTAGTGGGACGTGGCCGGCTCAAGCGGTTAACATTACTGCGTTTCCGGCATCAAGTCTCACCGGGACCATCAGCCTGACAACCCAAGTGTCCGGCACGTTGCCGGTTGCGAATGGCGGCACCGGGGTCACGACATCGAGCGGTGCGAGCTCCGTGGTGTTGCGCGATTCAAGCGCGAACATTACGACAAACGCATTGTTCGAAGGATACACGAACCAGGCGGCAGGCACTGCGATTACGCTGACCGCATCGTCAACGCCAAACTGGATTATCACCGGGTCTGGTGGTCAGACCATCACGTTGCCGAACGCGACGACGTTGCCAATCGGCGCGCAATTCACGTTCAACAATAACCAAACTAGCGGCACTATCACCGTCAACAATACTACATCGACCCTCGTGGTATCGGTTGCGTCGGGTGCATTTGCTACGGTCACGTTGTTGAGCAATGGCTCATCGGCTGGCACCTGGGACCTTCACTTTAGCGTTCCGTCAAACACGCAATGGTCAACGAACACGTTCCAATACCCTGGGACCATTACGCAAGCGACGTGGAACGGCGTTGGTATTGGGACGTACTACGGGGGCACAGGTCTTAGTGGATCAACCCCATTTACAAGCGGCGGAGCGGTCTACGCATCGAGCTCAAGTGCACTAACTACGGGCACCCTTCCCGTTGCGTCAGGCGGCACCGGAGCGACTACGCTGACCGGGTACTTGATTGGGAACGGGACCTCGGCGGTTACAGCATCGACGACCATTCCGACATCCGCATTGAGCGGCACCATTTCAAACACACAGCTTGCCAACAGCTCCGTTACCGTAAATGGAACGGCGATCAGCCTCGGCGGAAGTGGAACGGTTACGGCGGCGGCAGGAACGCTGACAGGGATTACCCTCAATAGCACGGTTACGGGATCGAGCCTTACGTCTGTCGGCACGATTACGAGCGGAACGTGGAACGGCACAACGATTGCGATTGCCAACGGTGGGACCGGGCAAACCAGCAAGTCTGCGGCGTTCAATGCTCTTTCGCCAATAACGGCGACGGGCGACCTCATTATCGGCAACGGCACCAATTCAGCCACAAACCTTGCCATCGGTGCAAACACCTACGTGCTGACCAGCAACGGCACGACGGCATCGTGGGCCGCGCCAACGGGCGGTGCATCGCTTTCTGCAAACAACACCTGGACAGGGACGCAGACATTCTCCGGAACGTCAAGCGTGTTGGCCGCGACGTTTGCCAACATGGCCGAGAACATCACGGTCAGCGCCACGGCAGCCACGGGCACAATCAACCTGTATACGGCTACGCAGTCGATTCTTTATTACACGACAAACGCGACGGGTAACTTTACCATCAACGTCGCGCATTCGTCAGGCACAACGCTCAACACGGCGATGGCGACGGGTACGGCTATTACCGTCGTATTCATGAACACCAACGGCACGACGGCGTACTATTGTTCTGCAATGAATATCGACGGCACGGCGCAGACGGTCAAGTGGCTGGGCAACATCGCCCCTGCGGCGGGCAACCCGTCGTTGATTGACTTCTACACTTTCACCATCATCAAAACGGGTTCGGCCACCTACACGGTATTCGGCTCGATGACGACGTACTGATATGCCTACGATAGCAACATTAGCATGTGGCACGTCTCGCGGTTATGGGACGGACCATCCAAGCGCGACTACACTTCCCTGGTCTTCGTCATCTCTATCTAGCACAAGCCTTGTTGGCGGTGGTGGCGGAGGCGGTTCTGGTACTATTACGTCCGTTGGTGGCGGTGGTGGTGGCGGTGCCATCTTTGCTAGTTTTTCGTTCAACGGGACATACACACCGGGCAATACCGTCGTTGTCACGATTGGTGCTGGAGGCACGTCGGCTGGCAGTGGCAGTGCAACGACGGCAGTTAGCGGCACTAGTTTTAGCGCAACGGGCGGTGGATACGGCGGTTCCGGCGCAACGGCTGGCGCGTCTATTTCTGGCGCGTCAGGCGGTGGCGCAGGTGCCACGTCGTCTCTGGCAGGCACCGCAGGTACAGGCTCGACGTATGGGTTTGGCGGTGGCGCTGGTGCCCGCGCGAGCGGTACGTCGTATGCAGGCGGAGGCGGCGGCGGTTATTCTGCCGCTGGTTCTGCGGCATCGGGTACCACTGGTGGAAAGGGCGGGAACTCTACAGGCGGCCTTGGCTTTGGTACAGGAACTCAATCGTTCGGCGGAGGCGGAGGCGGGTACACGACAGGCGGTGCGGCTGGCGGTACAGGCGCGGGCGCGGGCGGAAGCGGTGCCGCCGCAGGCGGCGCGGCATCTGCGAATAGCGGTAGCGGTGGCGGTGGTTGCGGGCGCACGGCATCGACAGGGGGTACAGGCGGGAGCGGACTGTTCAACATTTTTGTGCCGTTCGTTTGCCGCCCCCCCATGTATTCAGTCACCATTAGCAACGCGGCTCTGTACCAAGGCGGTACTCTGTATCAATGGGGATTTCTCATGAAAGCCTCGGGGACGCTAACGCTGTGAGCCATTTCGCGCACGTCACGAACGGCATTGTAGATCAGGTTATTGTCGTCGAGCAAGACCAGATCAACTCGGGCGCGTTCGGCCCGCCGTCCGAATGGGTACAAACCAGTTACAACACCTACGGCGGGGTGCATTATGCCCCTGACAGTTCGTACCAAACGCCCGATGGCGGCGAGGCCATCCGTGCCAACTACGCTGGCATCGGGTACACTTATGATGCTACCAACGACGTGTTCTACGCGCCCAAACCCTACCCGTCATGGGTCATCTCTGGACCGTCTTGGCTGTGGCAAGCGCCTGTTCCCTATCCCACAGATGGTCAAGACTACGAGTGGGATGAGTCAACAACTTCCTGGGTTCTTGTTCCTGGAGATGCAACATGACATGGGCGAGTGCGGATTTCCCGTTTGTCGGTGGGTCAGGCACAACGCCTGGTCCGACCTTCCAGTATGGCAGCAAGACCAATGTTCCGGCAGACGCATCCAGCACGGTCACCGTTTCCATCCCGGTACCCTACACGACCAGCTTGGCTTCGGTGATCGTGACCATCGGTGGAGGGTTGTCCTGGAACGGCTACCAATTATCTTCTGAGGTGACGAACCTCACTACATCATCTTTCCAAGTGACAGTTTCTGGCGGGGCCCCTGGTTCAACCGTGACGATCTATTGGATGTCCCAAGGTACATAAGGAAGGAAACACCATGAACGACCAACTCAAAGAAGAACTCGACCGCCTCATTGGCGAGCGCGAGCAACTCGTCCAGACTGGCCAACAAGCGGCGGCTATTGCCCAGCAAAAGCAGAACGAGATTTACGCCTGCGACGGGGCGATTGCGACCCTCAAGAAGCTCATCGCCGCCAACGAGAACCCGGCTTAGCACATGGCTGACGCCAACGCCGCAGCTCTGGTAAAGGTTGGTCCTTTCCAGGGGGTAGACTACACCACGGCGGGTCCGTCGGTGGCTTCCGGCGTTGGCTCGGCTGCGTCCAACGTGTCGTTGACTCGTGTCATTGGCGCGATGTCAACGTCGCGTGGGCGCACAAACGTGACCACGCTCACGGGTGGGGGCACCATCCAGGCGCTCAACCCACTCAACTTTTCCCACTACACGTCCCCGTCGAGCAACACCAGCGGGCGGTTGATTGTGGCGGCGATCACGGGTGGGTCTGCGGCGGTGGTGGCCTATAACCCGGACACGAGCACGCAACTTTCTATCAGTGCTGGTTCGTCGACGCTTCAGCCGTATACGCAGGCGACGAGTTTTGACGGTGCGTTGTATACCAACACCGGGTATCAGATTCGATACAACCCAAGCACGGGTGGGTTCAACCAATTTTCGTGGACGTATCCCAATACGTTTTTGAGTCTGACGTCGTACACCATGACGCCGACGACGACAGGTACGGTCAACATTACGGCTGGCACGTACTACTGGAATTTCACGACGTTCACGACGTTTCCTGATGGCACGACGCAAGAGTCTCCTCCGTGGACGCTTTCGTATCCCACGAGTTCAGGGTACACCGAGTCGACAAGTTTCTCTGCGGCCATCACGTTTGCCAGTGGGAATTGGTCAGGCACGAACGCAGATGGTTCGACTTACGTGACCTATGTGTATCGTCAATCGGCAAACCAGCCGACGTGGTATTACGTCGGCACGGCTACGGGTGCGGCAACGACTGCGTTTGTCGACAACAATTCCGACACCACGATCTCGGCTAACGCGCAATTAGAATTCCGCAGCAATGTGCCGATGCAGATTCCGGTCGGCACGCTTGGCTCGACGTACAACAGTTACACGTCCCCAGCGGTTGTGTTCACGCATAAGAACCGGGCGTGGATATTCATTGACTTTCAAAGTGATACCGAGACTTACAACGTCGCTCAATGTCAGTTGTGGTTTTCGGATTACGGTGCGCCGTGGTCGATGTTCAGCGCAACCCAAGTGTTGTTGATTGGTCAAGAGTCCGACAACGCCGCGCCGTTGACCGCAACGCTGTACAACAACATGCCGATGGCGGGATGCTCGCTCTCGTCTATTGCCATCTTGTTCAAACGCCGCACCACGTACATCTTGTACGGTGACGACCAAACGACGTTTCTTCCTCGGAAGATGTTTGACATCGGCTGTGTGTCTGGTGCGTCGGCCACGGTCTGCGAAGACGTGGTGTGTTGGTTGTCGGAGGAAGGACCGCAGATCACCGACGGCCAGGTCCGTCAGTACATCGGTGACCAGGTGCGGAACCTCTTGAACACCATCCCCCAGAGCGATTGGCAAAAGGCCGTGGGGTGGTTCAACGATCGCACGTGGTATCTGTCGTTCCCGTCCACAGGCATCACCCTGCGGTATTACTTGCAGACGAAGCAATGGTTGCCGACGCTTCCGTACGGCACTAATGCTGCGTACGGGATTGCGTCCGAGTCGGCTCCGGTGGGCACCCCTCGTCTCAACGAGACGATTGCCGCTCGTCCCAGTAGCCTTGTGATTGATGCCTGGGCCACGGGTGACACGGACTTGGGTGGGGCCATCACGGGGACGTGGACCAGTCCGTACACGGATTCTGGGGCACCTGGGGTTCAGAAAGAATACCAGTGGGTGGTCATCAACGCCCCCGTGCAGACGGGCGTCACGGCCACGGTCCAGTTGGTCATCGACCAGGACACGACCCAAAAGCAGTTCTCGTGGACGTTTGACTTGAGCCAGGGGCCGACGCTCGTGGCGACGATTGGTCCCGGCATCAACCCGTCGGGGTATGCGCTGGACAACACGGGCTTCATGGCCCAGGTGTTTATCACGTTGAACAATACTGCCAGCGCGACGTCAGCGGCGGTGATATACTCGGTAGAAATCCACGGTTCCATCCAGCGGTCCTTCGTGGCATCCAACAGTGGGGTAACGTAATGGGAACGACGCTCGCAAACCAACGATCATCGGGTCAAGCACAATCGACTGGTCCAATGGGTGCGGGCACGGCTGGCAACTATGGCAAGCTGGGTGGCCAATCGTTGCCGGAAAACTTCTCTTCCATCTTGAATAACCCCAATGCGTTAGCCGCATTACTGAGCGGTACCAACGCTGGTGGCGCAAACACCACGGGCACGGGCACTGCCGGGACAGGGACGCTGGGCACGGGCACGTCGGGTGCGGTCAACACAGGAACCGCTTCGACGGGGGGAACTGGTCGAGTTGGTACGGCTACGACCACGCGAGCGACGCCGCAATCTGCGCCCTGGGTAGGCACAGGAAGCCCGCCACCGTGGATGTCAACCACACCTACGACGTCACCCACGACCGCACCAACCACAGGAAGTACGGGAAGTACGGGAAGCACGGGAAGCACGGGAAGCACCGCGAGTACTCCCACCACCACCAGCACCAATCCGGCAAATGGTCCTGCGTACGATCAGACGTGGTTGGGGACGACGAATTGGAACCCTGCGAGTCTGACTCCAGGGTCAGCACAATACAATGCGTTACAAAACGCGGTGTACAATAGCCTTAGTGGCTTGAGCTCAGGCACGCTCAACTCAACCATCTTGAATTTGTTTGGGTCGAACCTGACCAACGCAACGGACCCGAGCACGGGGCAAGCGTTGTTTAGCCAGCCGCAAATCCAGGCAATGGAAAATGCGTTGCAGTCCAATCCGAACTTTAACAACCCGACGTTCATGCAACAAGAAAACAACCCCAGCATCAACATGAGCAACCCGTTTGTGCAACAAGAATACAACGCAATCAACGGGGTCAATTTACAGAACCCGACCGGTGTTCAAGTCAGCCAGTACCAACCGGGCAATCCGTATGGTCCGACGTTTGGGAACCCGTATAACGCCGCAGGCGGAACCGCAGGTACGTCTGGCACTCCTACTATGGGCGGGTCCAACAACGCCTACACGGGCGGTGGTACAGGAGGGTACACGGCCTATTCTCCGACCACTACCGCGACCGCGCTGGCCAACATGATGAACGCTGGCGGTGGCGGTGGATACAACCAAGTCGGTGCCCTTAGCCAACAAAGCCCCTACGCGCAAGGCTACCAAGGCGCGTCAGGTCAGATGACCAACCCGAACACGGGCGGATATTCCAACAGCCTGAGCAGTGAGATCAACAACCCTGGGATGGGCTACCAGGCTGGCCTTAGCAACGTGATGGGGATGTAATGCCGACTCCTTCCGTACCTCAGAACTGGCAACGCGAGTACATCAAAGGCGGCCCTGGCGTGGCAGCCTTTCCGTCTACTATGTCGGCGGCGGCAGCGATCTTCCCAGCAAACTGGCAAGTCGGTGCCGTGTTCTCGCAAACACAAACTGTGACTCTCCCGGCATTTCCTGCTGGCAATCAAAGCGTTATCACGTTGAGCGCACCGCTCAACTCGTTTCCCAACCCGATTGTGTTTCCAGCAGGGGCGTACGGAAAAATCTTGGCATGGGTCAATGTTGCTCCAGTTGCCAACGAATCAGGATACTCTTGGCCATTGATGAACCTGCCATACATCACCATTAGCTACGGCACGGGGGTCCCTGGTTCGCAAAACAGTGCGGTCGGTGCAAATGCCGTATTGACGGGGCCGATCAAGGTCACAGCAGCCACGATGAACGTGGTAATCCAAACGTATTACCCCGTGACGTATTCAACCGCAACCACGGTTGGCATCACGCTCAACGCTTTGCTGTTGGGTCAGTTCAACCCGACGGCGGCATACGCTGGTGGATCTCAAGGCCCAACTGGTCGGCGCTCGACTGAGCCCATCGCTCGTCGTAGAGGCGGCATCTAGTGACTGCCACATTAGAATCCACCGAGACAACTGCTCCGTTTGGCTGGCTTCCGTTACGGCAAGACCAGTTCTATGTGGTTGAGCAGTTGTTCGAGGCGTACCGCAAACGGTACGGGTTGCCAGGCGAAGCCAAGCCCTACGGGCAGTTATGGTTTGCCATCGTGGACCGCTCGAACGGTAAGATCGCCGGGGTGGTGGGGGTCAACGTCGATGCTCCGACGGCGACTTTGGAGATCACGGGGTTGTACGTGTACCCCAATCGGGCTGGGGTGCGGGCATTTGAGGCGACCCAGGGGCGTCTGGTAGAGTTGTACCAGACCGGGGCGGTGCGGGCGTTAGTCTGTACGGCCCTGTTCAAGAACCGTAGAATGAACGAAGCCATCCAGAAGAAATGGTATGCCCACGGGGGCAGCCACCGGGCCAACGTCTACGTCATGGGGGACATCTAATGGGAGCAGCAGCCATACCGATCATTGCCGCAGCCGCATCTATTGGCGGCGGCATCATGGCGCAAAACCGTCAAAACCAGTTAGTCTCCCAAGAAGAATCCGCGCAGGCACAACAGCAAGCGGCTTTGGCGCAGATGATGAACTGGAACGGTTTGGACCAGACCCAGTTGCAGAACCTTCGCAACACGTTGCAGGGGGCTGGTGCATCAAACCTCAGCACGATGATGGGCCGCATGGGAAGCGGGATGGCAAACCCAGGGGCCGTGGCGATGCAAAGCATGGGTGGCCTCAACCAGCAGGCCGCAACCATGCTTCAGAACATCGCCAGCCAAGTGGCAAACCAGAAGCTCAATGCGTTCAACCAAGCACAAAGTGGATACGGCACGATTGCTGGGCAGTACGCCAACCAAGCTAACGCAATGGGCAACCCATTGATGTCTGGGATTTTGGGTGCCGCAGGCGACATTGCAAGTGCCAAATGGCCCACGGGTCAAACGACGACACAAATCCCCGTTGACCCCAGTCAATTCAAAGGTGGGCTTCCAGAGCAAATTACGAATTTAGAATCGCAACTTCCACAGACGTTTTATCCAACCACGTTGTCTTCGGACATGATTGCTTCGCCGCTCAACAACATTAACACCACCCCGTTGAGCACGGACTATACCCAGATGTCTTCGTCAACGCCAACGATTGGCGCGTTCAATTACGCCAACACCCCGTCGTACGCAGCCCCAGGGACGTATGGGTATACGCCTAGCGCCCAATACCAAGACCCGATCTACGGCTTGTACCCAGGCATGATGCCGATGGGACCGCTGGTCCAACCGTATCCGTAGATGAGATTCGCAATCGCATCCGGGTTCGGGTGCGCGTTGTCGTGGTGGGCTCGCCTCCAAGACGAAGGCCACGACGTGCTCGTCTGGATTGGGGAAGAGACGTCTACCGGCGGACCCAAGACCATGTACTCCCATCGCTCAGTCGGTGAGGGCTTGGTCCCGCGTACCGACTCGTGGATGGAGCTCATGGCGTTCGCACGCGAGCCGGACACGATCATGCTGTTCGACTCATCCGGCCTCGGGGGGCTGGCAGAGCAAGCCCGCAAGGCAGGCATCACGGTCGTCGGCGGTGGCAAGTTTTGCGACCGCCTGGAGAAAGACCGTGGGTTCGGCCAGGAGATCGCCGAGCAAGCGGGTGCCCAGTTGCCGCCGTACCAGGAGTTCGGGTCGTTCGGCGAGTGCCTCAACGCCGCTCGGAGCATGGACAAACCCATGTACTTCAAGAGCGACCGCTACGTCGACTCAGACGCCACGCACGGGGCTGACACGGGCGAAGAGATGGCCGAGTACCTCGAAGGGCTCATCAAGAAGTACGGAGCCCACGGCAAGTGCATCCTCCAAGAGAAGATCGACGGTGTGCCACTTTCCACGGCACGGTGGTGGAACGGGCGCGACTGGGTGGGGCCGTACCAGGCGACGTACGAGAACAAGAAGTTCATGAACGACAACGTGGGGACGGCCACGGGGTGCTCGTTCAACGTGGTGTGGTTCTACCAGCACGAGCCGGAGATCGCCCGGCAGTTGGGCTGGGACAACCTGACCGAAGCGTTCCGCAAGAACAACGCCCCGCCGGGCATCTACGACATCAACTGTATCGTCGCCGAGGACGGCACGGCGTACTTCCTGGAGTGGACCCCACGGCTGGGGTACGACTCGGAGATGACGTCGTTCCGGTTGCTCCCGGACCTCGGGGAGTTCTTGCACGCGGTCGCCTACGGCCACGACGTGCCCGAACCGTACGAAGAGTTGGCCTATTCGGTGCGCTTGTCCATCCCGCCGTACCCGTGGGAACACGGCAAGAAGGACGAGAAGGGCACCGCCGACGGCACCCAACTGCGGGGCGTGGATGGCCTGTGGGATGGCAACTTCATTGCCTACCAGGTCCGCCTGGGCGAAGACCAGAGTTGCCTTGAGGTGGCAGGGCCCGAAGCATTGGTGGGTCTGACGTTAGCGGTTGGTGACGAGTTGCCCGCGCTCCACAAAGAAGTCATCGACTACGCCAAAAAGAAACTCAAGGTGTCGGGAACGAGCCTTCAGTACCGCACGGACGGGGAGCGCGACTGCCGCAAGATGGCCGAGAAATTGGTCGAGGCGGGGTACGACATCCACATGGGGTTGCTGGTAGAATCGGATGAGGAGGACGACTGATGGCTGACAATTCGGCGCTTACTGCAACCCCGCAACAAGGTTTCCAGGACTTCGGCCTCCTTACGGCCCCAGTTGCCCCTCCGCCAATGCAACAAATTCCGGCCATGCCAGGCGTGGGGGGAATGGCGCAAGCGTTGATGGCGATTGGGCAACTGCCGCAAATCATTGCCCAAGGCAAATACAACCAGCAGCAACAGCAGTACCAACAGCAGCAGCAGCAACTCAACGCGATCACCATGCAAGCGCGCAAGGCTGATGCTGCGAAAAAGTTGTACGCTCAAATTGGTGCGCAGATCACCAGCGACACCCAGTTGACTGACCCGAACTTTCTCAACCAGATCAATCAGGTTGCAAAACTGACGGGGGCCCCTGCGCCGATCAAGATGGTCAACGGCGTTGCGCAGATTGACCGCGAAAAGTTGACGCCCAAGCAGACGTTTGCTGACCTTTCGTATTCCGACTTGAGCGCCGTCCGCACGCAAGTCGAGAACGCCAAGCCTGGTCCTGAACGGGACGCGATGCTTGCCGACATCCGTTCTAAGTTTGGTAACGTGCCCGAGTCTATTGAAAAGTTGCCATACAAGATGGCGTTGGCTCCGGGCGACGCTGTATCAATGCGTAAAGACTTGTCTGAAATGGCACAACGATTCGCTTCAGGACAAAGCAATTACCAAGAAATCACAGGGTACTTGGAGGCCAACAAAGACCAGTTGGCTTCGGCGAATATCGACACGGCATATTACCGTTCGGATGCGTTCATCAATCAGGGATTGACTGCCGTTGCCAAGGCAAACGTCAACAAGATTTACGACGAAATTGGAAATGCAGACGACGCGCGCAGACTTGCCCAAGCAATTTTTGAAGAAAACCAATCAGAGTTTCGTCTGAACCGTGGCGACAAGTTGACCAAAGAAGAACGTGATCGCCTAGAAAGCAACAGAAGGTGGCAATCCACATATAATTTGGATGTCCAAAGAGTTAAAAACGAAACGACGTCTGTCGAAATCAGTAGCGCCCGATTGGCTGCTGACTTGCAAAAGGCTTCGTTTACCAACATTGACGAATTTATAAAAAACGTATCAAGCCAAGAATCCGCTTTGCGTTCGATTGACACCAGCATCAATACAATGCGGCAGATGGTAGCCGAAGGTGCAAGAGATGGCAAACCTGTTCCGCAAGAAATCCTTGATGCTTTAGACCCAAGCAAACCGGATTCACTCATTAGCAAACAAGCATCGCTTGCAGCAACAGTCCAGTCTAATGCCAACCGCGTTAGTACCATTAGCGACAATTTGTTTAGCGCGGCTGTTGGGCAACCTGTCAAGAAAGTCAATACGGGCGGTGGTGGTGCTGGTGGCTTCAATCCGCCGTCGAATTGGGTCACTGGCAAAAGCAAGTCTACTGGAAAGACTTTGTACAAAGACCCAAGCACGGGTAAATTGTACGACGAGAACGGTAAGGAAATCTAATGGCCGCAAGCGACGACTTTATTGCGGACCCAAGGCCGTCGCCTTCCCGCGCCAGTTCTTCTGACTTCGCACCGGATTCCGACTTCGAGCCCATCAATAACGAAAAACGTGCGTACGGTGGCCAGTTCAACCCGTTTGAAGAGCTGCAAAAGTTCAACCCTTTAGCGCCGCACGGCCTGCTCGACGAAGCCGTTCGCAAGACCAAAGAGTTATACAACACCGCGCAGACTGATGTTGATGCGGTCTTGGGGGCACCCCAACGATTCGTTCAGGGGATGCTCACCGGGCGATCAGTCGGCCATGCGTGGGAAGACATGATGCACCCGGAGGAAGCTCACGCCGAGCTTCAGCGGGCGATTGATGCGCTCAACATCCCCAAGCCAAAGGGCGATGATATTTTTTCAAAGTTTACCCGTGGCGCAGAGAATGTCGTGCTCAACATGGGTGCGCAAACGTTGACCGACCCGCTGACGTATATACCATTCATCGGCGAAGTCAGGATGCTGACCCGTGGCGCAGAAGCATTGCGCACGGCTTCTCAAGCGGCAATGGGTCAGGTTCCCATCCTCAAGAAAACGCTTGAGGTCACGGAGAAGATGGGTGGCGCGGCGCTCCAGCGCATGGCTGAAGGCGTCCAAAAGTTTCACGCAGGATTCCTCAGCCGACGTCCTGAGCTCGACGAATACTTGACGACGCATGGCAAGAACATGCGTATCGGCAACGAGGAGTGGGGCCGTGCGGAAGAATTGCACGACAACGCCGAAGACGAAACCCTCATCCGCGAACATGAAGAAGCCTTGCGTAACGTCACGCCCAAGCAAGGCCATACCACCGTCGGTGGTAGCGACTTGCCGTTGCCGATCTACAAACGGTATCTTCAGGAGCCGTATCGGCATGGGTCTGAAGATATGCGCCAAGCGGCGCTCGACATTGCGGAGAAGCGTGGCATCCCGTTAGAGTCGGCAGAAGAAAGAGACTTGCGCGAGCAAGCAAACGCGCTTAAGAAAAAACAATCGGAAGGCGCAAGTCTCACGCCTCAAGAGATGGACATCGTGCGCCGTGGGTCGCCGACAGGTCTGCTCGACTACAACGTCCTTGACGACTACCAGACCATGATCAACCCGAAAGACACGGACAAACTCTTTGATTCGCCGGTAATCAAGAACGTCGGCGGTATGCGCAAAAAAGAATTCAAGCCGTTTGAGAAAGAGCGCAAGGGCGGAAGGCTCAAGGAGCAAGACCAGGTTGAGCGCGTGCGCAACCGTTTGCGTATTGGCAATGCGTTGATTCGTCAGCGCAAGGTCAATGCTCGCACGGAACAGATGATCAAAGACCTTGATGGCAAGTTGGATGAGGTCTTGAAAGACCCCAAATTGAGTGCTGCGGAGAAAGCGCAATACGAGTTGAAGTATCCGCGCCTGTCCAAAGACACGATGTACAAGAACGGTCAGTTGGATGTCGACGCATTGTCGCACAGCCCTGCGACGTTCTATCCTGGAAGCCCATTGCGGGCAACGAGCAGGTTAGCCAAAGACGCCATTGCGATCAACCCGTTTCCTCACGGCGTGAAGAACATGGGCATGTTGGCGTTTCTGCATGGTGGCCCCGAAGCGTTTGGCAAGGGGTTGTGGTATGCCAACAAAGGTCTTGATGATGCGCAAAAAGACCGCATCATCAACATGGGGTTGAACGCCGAATACGTTCACGACATCACGGGCAATGCGTCGTCGTTTCTCAAGAAGTTCAAACCAACCGAAGCCGCCACAGAGTTTTCCAACAAGACGTTGACTCGTCTTGAGCTCGGCTATCGTCAAGCGTTGCTTGACCAGTTAGATCGTCACATGGGGAAGTCCGTGGATGACGCTGGGCGAGTGTTCGACCCGCATCTTGAAATACAAAAGGCTGCGATCATTCGCAAAGCGCTTGGGGACTATCGCAACAATTCGTATTTTGTGTCGGTGTTGCAGGCGCTTGGCGGGCCATTTGCCGCGTTCCGCGTGGGCATCGTCCCCGGTGCGGTTGGTCGTGCGCTGTTGCGTCGTCCTGGGTATGTAGAAGCGCCCATGCGCTTACAGCAAAACATCAACCAGCAAGGCGGCGTCCCAGGTTCTCAATTCGTGTTGGGTGGTCCGGTAGAAGACGCATCACGCGCGTTGAATATGGGTACGTACTTTACCAGCCCATCGACGCTTGGCATCCCTGGGCTAATGATGAATCTAGCAGACCCTCACAAAACGGTCACGCTTGGCGATCTCATCGACCAGGTTGGTCGGTCGTACATCCCGGGGTTCGGGTTTGTGCAAGATTTGGGCACAAGCGGTCTGTTTGGTGGGTACAAAGACGCTCCTGGGACAAACATTCCAGAGCGGACGCTGGCGTCAGTGCTGGGTTCGTACTTCCAAAAAGTGCCAAGTCGTTCGGCACAACAGTCACAGTACAACCGCGAAGAGCGAGCGCAGTGACGTTAGAGTTATACTTCCTCGTCCACGATCCGCAAGAGGGCCTCGATGTCATCCCACGAGGAAGTCACAATCGCATAGCCGCCGGATTGGCGGACGCGCGTCTGGTAATCCAGCTGCAATGGCGTCGCGTCATATCGCGACTTCGGGTCTGGTGATTTGAGTTCTAACGCGATGAACCGGCCACGGTAGCAGACCAACAGGTCTGATACCCCAGCCGGTGCCATCACGGTCTTTGGCATGACGGTGACGACCGCCCCGCGCGAACGCAAACGTGGCATCACGATGGTCGTGCGGAAGCGGTCTTCAGTCATTAAATCAAGCCATCTCCAGCGGACACGAGGCCCGCGTCTTCCAGGTCATCGACGGTGGCAGGCGCATTGGCCAAGCCAATGATGCGTACCACGCGCTTCTCTTTCATCTCCCCGGTGTCACGATCTTTGTAGTGGTCTTGCACCACGTCGATGAGAAGAGACTTGCGGCCCAGGGCCATTGCGAAGGCCTTCTTCGCACGTTCCGCGTCAAGCGGGAACGGTTTGGGCACCGGGGCTTTGATGGCTGCAAACGCCGCCTTGATGGCTGCAAGCCCTGGCGCGAACCACGGGCCGCCTGGCTTCTTCGGCGGGAGTGCCATGAGCGGGTAGTACTCGGGCACGTCCATGCCACGGTACGGGCCTTCGGTGATCTCGTAACGCGCGAGGAGTTTGGGGGCTTTGTCGAAGTTCGAGTGTTGAATCTCGACAGAGGCAAGTTTGCCCGTGTAGCGTCCGTATTCGACGCGAATGCCAGGGCCCACCACGCGGTCAAGATCAATGCCGCCAGCGCGTTCGATCTCTTCGTCGTACTGATAGTTCATTTCGCTTCCTTCTTCTTGTGTTGTTGCACGTTTACACGTTGGTATGCTTCCTCAGCATCTGAGCAAGCAAGGGTCGTCTTTCCGGCACCAGGTGGGCCGTACAGGACAAGTTTGGACGGCTTCTTATTGAGGACGCCGTACAGTTTGGTGAGTGTCGGGTTGAGGATTCCGTTCGGCAGTTTCTGTGCGACTTCAATCGCCACACGAGCCTTGCAGATTTGTTCTTCCGACATTTTGAGGTAGAGCACGCGGGTGCCCGCAGCGATCTTGACCGTGCCGTCTTCGGCCATCTCGTTTGCCATCATGACGCCCAGGCGAAACATGTCTGAAGCAAACGGGAACAGGGTGCCAAAGAACCCGGGGTTGAGATCAGGGCCACGCGACTTCATGCCTGTGAATTCGTTGAGTTGTTCACGCTCGTGGCTAATGATAATCATGCGAGCGCTGCGGGCTTCGAAGTTGCGGAGGCGACGCATAATCATCTGTTGCGCGGCTTCGTAGTTGAGTTGGCCCGTCTTGTCGCCAAACCACTTGTCGCGCTTGTCCCAGATGTTTGCCGTGATGTCGGTGCCAAGTTTGAAGTCGCCGCGTGTTGTGTTGGCAAGCGCGGAGATCGTATCCAGGATGATAAGATCATCCGGGCCGACCTTGGGAATCAGTTTCAGGCACGCATCTTCAAAATCCGGGAACGACTGGCACGGGAACACCGTGATGAGTTTCGCTTGGACCAGATGCTCGACGGCTTCGTATCCACGCCCGTCAGCGTCAAGGTAGTAAATCACTTACTCTCTTCCTTTGCTTTTTTGCGTCGTTTCGCATCGTATTCTTTCTGTCGCTGGGCACAGTGCGAGCACTGTGTCTTCCCCCTGCGGGCTTTGTTTGGCGCTTCTTTCTTGCATGTCACACAAAGGCCGTTGGCCCTGCGATCATCGTAGCGCAATCGGTAATACGGTTTCGGTTCGATGGTGGGTTGTTTACCCAACAGCTTTGCTAGCCAATTCCACATCGTCTTCTTCCTCGTCTTCTTCCTCGTCTTCTTCCTCGTCGTTTTCAGCAGTCGTTGCCACTCGCTATTGTAGAAGTTCTCGACCATTGGCGCGGTACGCACGGCGTCCGTGTTCCGCCCTGTCACGATGAATGGGCGCGGGGTGAAAATCTGCCCCGCGAGAAATGTGAGCCCACACTCAACGCACTTGTCTTGGTCATACGGGTCGCGCCCTGGGTGTTGGCACGGGTCCTCGTCGTCGTAACGGAACATCGGTCGGTCGTAGATGTCGTCAAGGCTCATTTCTTTTTACCCAATAAGTGTGCCGGCAGGGTGTCACGCTCGCGACGCCCGAGGCCAAGTAATTCAATGTCTTGATCGTCAAGCTCGCCGTGCGACATCTCGGTCTTGCATGGCGTCTCGTAAAAGCACCCAAGGCATGGGCTGCTAAACTCTTTGCGCGTGCCGGACCGCATGAACAGCCCCTCCTTGCGCGCGCGCAGAATCTCTTTGACCCAAAGGATCGTCTCGTCCCACAACTCGTCTGCCTCGCGGCGTGAGATCACAACGGGCATGTTGATGTAGCACTCGTGGGGTTCCCAAAATCCACGAGAGTTCTTGGTGCCAGGGACCGAGCGGCGCACGTACTCGTACTCAAAGCGCACGCGGTCGGTATCGAACGCACGCATCAGCGCCGCGATGTAGATGCGTCCCTGGAAGTCCAAATCGACGTCATACGCCGGAGACTTCTCGAACGTTTTGTAGTCGCGTCCGACAATCCATCCGTCGGCGTCGCGGTACACCAGATCAAACGTGGTACGCAACCACACCTTGGGGACGATCTGGGTGAACAGCCCTTCTTCGGCTGAGATGATGTCATCGGGCAGAGGGTGGCGTCGGAGGTACTCCTCGGCCACCGCGTACATGGGCGCGTCCTGGTCGAGCGGATGACCCGCCGCAGCGGCTTTCATCAGCTCATGGAAATCCGTGCCCAGTTCTGCCGCTGGTGAGCTGGGTGTGACCAGCCCATCTTCGTAGCCGTAGCGATACGCTCGGCGACACTTACGGAACAACGCAATCGCCGACATCGAAAGCACCAATGGCTTCCGTACTGTCGGCGATGGGTAAACAGTCTTCATATCCTTCCTCATTCTCTCATCGCACATACCCGCCAGCGGTGTTGTGCGTTTGTAACACTATACTCTATAGCATAGGTGTCAACATGTTGGGAAGGGGGGTAGCCAGTTTCGGGCCTCCGACTGGCGGCGGAGAAGTGCACCTCGTATGCGGGCGAGGTTAGCCCTGGAACGCAGGTCGCAGATCGGGCCTATGCCTCCCCGCCGCGGTGCCTGGTTGAACGCGGCCTTAGACCCATAAGTTCGCGAACCCTCTCATGGGTCAGCGGTGGCGGTGGGGTCACGTTGATGCCACGCTCGTGGGCAATGGCCCATGCTGGCGAGAGATGCCATTGCACGTTTACACGGGGGAGCCGCTCGCGGCGGTTGCCTTGGGTCTTATATGTATAGTCCATAGTAGGGGCTCCTAGATAGATGCCTTGCGGCGGGGGGTGCGGAATCGTCCGAACGCCATTGCCTCACGGTCGGCGTGCCGGACGGAATCGTGGATGTTTTGTTTGTTGTCAAGCGCGTCGCCGATGTACTCATCGACCGTGCCGACGCAGCGGTAATACGTCACGCACCGTGACGCGCCGCGTTTGTAAATGCGGTCCCTGGCTTGCTGTTCGTCCGCATAAGCAAACGACTGCGAGACGAACAGGGCGTGCGTGGCCTCGGCAAATGAAATGCCGACGCCCCCGGCTTGGGTCTGTACCACCACGATGCCCTCGTGTTTGGTACGCCGAAACTCCTCGACCACACGTTCGCGCTGGGCGGCGGTCGTGTCGCCGTTGATGACCCAAACCTTATCGGTCAACGACTTGGCGATCTCCAAATACTTCTGGGCCTCCCACCGGAAGCGGTGGAAGATGATGGCCTTCTCGTCGGCGGCCACGATCTCGGAGAGGTCAGCGGCCACGGCGTCGAGTTTGCACGAGTGTATCTCATGCACCCCGCCCTCGTCGTCGACCATGTAGCCCGAAGCCATCTGCTGAAGGCGCACAAGCCGCTTGAGCACGTGATCAGCCCGGATGACCCCTTCGCCGTCGTCTTGGGCGTCAAGAATCCAATCACGAGCCAACCGTACGTAATGGGTGTACGCCTTTTCGGGGAGATCAATCTCGCGCACGATGGTCTGGTAAGAGTCCGGTCCGAAGACGTCTTCACGGCGCACGAACGCCGCGTCGGCCACGAGTTTCGATTGCAGGCGGTCGACATTGACATGTCCGACCACGCGACTCGGAAAGAACGAGTCCATGATGAGAAATTCGTTCTTGAAGGCGGGCCACGTCCCCCAGCGGTCTGCGCTCACGCACACCATCTGCGACCACAAGTCGCCGTAGTGGTTCGGCGTGGGCGTCCCCGTCAAGAGGCGGACCCACTTCGCTTGCATGGCAACTTTGCGCGTGGCCTTCGAGCGGTTGGACGTCGGGCTCTTGATGTAGTGGGATTCGTCTGCGATCACGGCCTGCGCTCGCCAGCGCAGCATGGCGTTGATGACCGGGCCCAGCTTGTCATAATTGAGCACAAGTAGCCCTGCGGGCCGGTTTGCCAGGATGACCTTCAGGTCGGCAGAGGGCTTGGCGTAGCCGCGCACAACGCTGAACCCTGCGGCTTCGAGTTGGGTGGCCCAGTGGGGGCACACAACCTTGGGGGCCAAGATCAGGCCACG